CTGCAGGAACAAATATCGAAGTATTAGCCCACGCAGAGGGAGCAAGGTGGGTTGTTGCAATTATGAAGGCACGTTGCGAAAAAGGAAGGAAGCAAGGAGATGGCTAAGCCAGCAAACCCCAGTCTTTATGCAAGAGCCAAAGCTATTGTTAAAGCAAGAGTGAAGAAGTGGCCTAGCGCATATGCAAGCGGCCAGTTGGTTCAGCAGTATAAGAAGATGGGCGGCAAGTATACATGAGCCTTACCAAGTGGTTTGATGAAAAGTGGGTAGATATATCCACAAAGAAAGATGGCAAGCATCCCGCATGTGGTCGCAAGATGGGCGATGGCAGGGGCTATCCGAAGTGTGTTCCTTCATCAAAAGCCGCAAGTATGTCTTCTTCTGAGAAGAAAAGTGCAACCAGAAGGAAAAAAGCAACCAACCCTTCTGGTGGTGGCAAGAAGCCAACATATGCGAGGACCTGATGGCAAAGACAGCAGCATGGCAGAGGAAAGAAGGCCAGAGCGAATCTGGCGGTCTAAACGAAGCTGGAAGGCGCTCGTTACGTCGTCAGGGGAAAAATATCAAACGCCCAGTTTCAAAAGAACAAGCCAAGAAAAGCCCAAAGGCGGCAGCAAGGCGTAAGTCTTTTTGTGCCAGAATGAAAGGCATGAAGAAGAAGCTGACATCAGCTAAGACAAGGAATGATCCTAATAGTCGTATTAACAAAGCACTAAGGAAGTGGGATTGCTAAATGAGTGAGGAACTACAAGAAACCGCAGAGGTTGAAGAACAGCCACAGGTTCAGGCAGATATGCAGGAGCAACCTGAGGAATCATTTACAGATAGACCAGATTGGCTTCCAGAAAAGTTTAAAAGCCCAGAAGAACTAGCGAAAAGCTATAGTGAACTGGAACGTGGGTTTTATCAGCGCAAAGATGATATGCGTGAGCAAGTCATCGATGAGATCAATCAGGAAGCGATGAAAGATGCTCCTGCTAGCCCAGCAGATTACGATGTTAATTTTGCTGCGCCAGAAGGTCTTGAATACACAGTTGATGAAGACGACCCTCTTCTTGGGTGGTTTAAGGGAAAGGCTCATGAGTATGGCCTTTCACAAGATGAGTTTGATGGCCTGATTAACGAGTATGCACAGGCTGATATTCAGCGTGGACCTGACTGGAACACAGAAGCTGAAGCTCTTGGTGAGTATGCAGAGGATAGGCTTACCCGTGTAGACGGTTGGGCAAGGACAAGCTTGACTGAAGAAGCGTACAATGTTTTTGCAAACATTCCTGCTTCATCTAACATGGTTCAATTGTTTGAAGAGCTGATGGAGCTGAATGGTCAGCCTCAGTTCAATATGGTTTCTGAGACAGAGTTTCAGGAAGTTATATCCTTGGATGATCTTAGATCAATGCAGAATGATCCTAAATACTGGAAAGAAAAGGATCCTTCATTCATTGCTAAGGTTCGTGCAGGATTCGATCACTATTCAAAGCGAAATCGTTAATGTGAATTAACAAGCTGAAAATAGTGTGACATGTTGTTTGTACTAGACGGCCCTAATGCAATGGATAATCTTCGGACCCTGCGCTGATGGATAACCAGACTAGAATCGAACTTGTTTTAACTCGACCAACCCTGAGGAGGGTATAATGGCTACACCTACCATTAGCACTTCCTTTATCGAGGAGTTTGAGTCTGGCGTTCACATGGCGTACCAGCGCATGGGATCCAAACTCCGGAACACCATTCGTACTGCGAATGGGGTCAAGAATAAGACCACGTTCCAAAAGATCGGTAAGGGCTTTGCTACAACCAAAGCGCGGCATGGTAATGTCGCACCTATGAATCTTGCCCACACAAACGTCAGCGTAACCCTTGAGGATTACTTTGCTGGTGAGTGGGTGGATGATCTCGACCAGCTCCGTATCAACCACGATGAGATGCTTGTCGCTCAGCAGTCTGGTGCATATGCACTTGGCCGTAAGACCGACGATCTGATCTTGGCAGCTATGGACGGAACCTCATCGAACCATAACGAGACAAGCAACGGTGTTACTCTTGCTTGGGCGTTTGGCTTGATGGAGCTTTTTGGTAACAACAATGTTCCTGACGATGGTCAGCGTTATGTTGCTGTTGGCTGGGAGCAATGGTCACAGCTTCTTGATCTGGATGAGTTTTCTCGCACCAACTATGTTGGCGAGGCTGACCTTCCTTTCAATAACGCTATGACTGCCAAGGAATGGCTTGGCTTCATGTGGTTCCCATTCTCTGGCCTTGATGAGACAAATGGATCTGATGCTGCTGGCACAACACATCGTAAGTGTTTTGCATGGCACAGCGGCTCTATTGGTCACGCAATCGGGGCTGATGTTTCGTCCAACATGCAGTATCATAACGATAAGGATGCGTACTTTGTTCTGAACAAGATGCAAATGAACGCAACCCTGATCGATGCTGAAGGTTGTTTCGAACTTGAGCTGAAGAAATAAGGAGACAAACATGGCTTATACCGCAGCAAATCTGTCTCTGGTGAACTACAGCGGCAATGGCTTTCATATCTGGCACTACACGACGACAGATGCGAAAGCGACTATCGACACTGCTGGCTACTTCAACAGTGTTGCTAGTGAGATGAATGTTGGTGATGTTATCTTCGCCAATACATCAACTGGCGGCACAGCTGAATACGGCATTTTCGTAGTCAACGCCAACAACGGTACTACCGTTGACGTTGCCGATATGGTCAGCCTGTCAGGATCTGACACTGACTAATGGCTAAGGCACCAGCAAAAAAGAAGGCGGCAGCGAAAGCTGCCCCTTCCTCATCTGCCAAGACCATCAAACGTCGTAACGCGACAGTTACTCTTGGCAAGAATGCAACTCTTGGAAAAAGGGCAAGCTAATGGCTTTTAAGAACTGTCCTACATGTCCCACAAAGGCAAAGTGCCGTTCAGCAGGGAAATGTCTAAACGCTAAAAAAACCAGCAAAACAATGGGCGGGAGTTACGGTAAGTAATGCCAACCACTCCATCTACCGATATAGAAGTAGCACAGAAGGCAATGGTTCTGATCGGTTTGGAGCCATTAACTTCATTTACGGATGCTACTGATGAAGCTCTTGTTGCCAACACAATCTATGAAGATGTCGTTGCTGACTGTTTAAGCCAACATAACTGGAATTTTGCTACAGGACAGCAGACGCTTGCTAGGCTGACTGACGTTCCTGTTGATCGGTGGGATGCTGCTTATGCGCTTCCGACTAATCCAGATACTCTACAGGTCATAACTGTCACTATCGATGATGTGCCACAGCGTTATGATATCTATGAGCGTTATGTTTACATCAATGCACAGGCAGAAGACACAGTTGTTCTTAACTATGTATTCAGGCCTGAGACACAGTATTGGCCTCCGACATTTACCATGTGGACGATATTCAGACTTGCATCCATTTTGGCTTTGTCAGTGACACGCAAAGCAGATGTTGCAAGCTCATACACTACACTTGCTGACGCACAGTTCCGTCGTGCAAAGGCAAGGGATAGCCAGCAGGTAACAACACAAGGTCTACGATTGAGCAGATTCCATCGTGCCAGACTTGGAAATGGAATCTTTCAAGAAATAGAAGGCACATAATTAAATGGCTCTGCTCAGAGACTTCTACACTAACTTTACATCTGGAGAGCTAACCCCACTCTTTACATCGAGAGTGGACTCCAATGCCTATAAGAATGGTGTAAAGGATCTTGAGAACTACCGTATTCTTTCGCAAGGTGGTATTCGTCGTAGAGGTGGCCTTCGGTATCTACAGACAATTACAAACACAGCTTATCAGGTAGAACCCTACATCTATGATGAGGATGAAGCCTACATTCTTCTATTTTCTAACACAAAGTTAGAAGTAGTTGACGCCTCAAGCCCAACAACAATTGTTCAGACCATTACATCCTGTCCTTGGACTACAGCGATGATTAGTAAGCTGAAGGTGTCTCAGTCTGGAGATACGATGATTGTCGTTCATCCAGATATGGCAATGCAGAAGATTACCAGGACAGCGGTAGATACATTTGCCCGTGTTGATTACGCTTTTGACTCAGCAGATGGAAAAACTTTTCAGCCCTATTTTAGGTTCTCGTCTCCATCAATAACCATTACGCCCCAGAATACTAATACTCATTCACAGACATTTACTGCAAGTTCAGCAGTTTTCAGTGCAAATGATGTAGGGGACAAGATTGAGTATGCCGACTCTGCTGGAACTGTTGTTCATATATCCATTACTGGCTTTACCTCTACAACAGAAGTTGTGGGAACATTCAGCGCTGCTGTAGCAAACACAAATGCTAGAGACACTTGGAAAGAACAAGTATTCTGCTCTCAGCGTGGTTATGCCAGAAGCGTGGCCTTTCACGATCAGCGCTTGATATTTGGTGGATCAAAAGATCTTCCCAATAGTTTGTTTATGTCAAAGGTTGGAGAGTTTTTTAATTTTGATGTGGGGACAGGTCTTGATGATGAATCAATTCAAGTCCAGATTGCAGAGAACCAAGTCTCTGAAATCAAGACGATTCAATCTTTCCGTCATTTATCGATTTTTACGTCTGAAGCTGAACTCTTTGTCCCGACGACTGAAAACAGGCCGCTGACTCCAAGCACAATAGCGATTAAGCGCCAGACATCTTATGGCAGTGGGGATGTTTCTCCAGTTGAGTTTGATGGCGCATTGGTCTTTTTGACCAAATCCAAGGGTGCTGTCAGGGAGTTTGTTTACTCTGACCTTAGCCAAGCCTACAACTCAGATGCTCTTACGTTGCTGTCTCAGCATATGATTGGATCGCCAGTTGATATGGTAGCCCAACGTGAAGCATCGGATCAGGTAGAAGCATATCTGTATACAGTAAACTCTGCTGGCAAAATGCCAGTCATGGTTAGCATTCGTAAAGAGTCTCTTCAGGGATGGGCTGAGTACACTACAAATGGCCTATTTAAGAATGTTGTTAATGTAAACAGGCAAATCTTTGTTGTTGTTGAGCGCACAATCAACAGCCAGACAAAGACCTTCCTAGAGCTTCTTGATAACGAATATCATATTGATGCAGCATCAAAACAAACAAATGGATCTGCGATAACAACCTGGACTGTTAGCCATTTGCCCAGCACAGAAGTTGTTGTTAAATCTGGCAACTACTCATTAGGTACATACACCACCAACGGATCTGGGCAGCTTACGCTTACGACACCCGTTGATAATGTAGAGATTGGGATTAATTACACTCCCACAATGACGACCCTGCCCCCTGAGTTTACATTACCAGATGGCATATCAGTTGGTCAGAAGCGCAGGATTGTAAGGGCTGTGCTTGATCTTAATGAATCTCTAGATGTAAAAACAAAAGGTACAAGTGTTTTAATCAGGCGTGTTACAGATGACTTCTCTCAAGAGCCTACGCCTATTAGCAATAGAAAAGAGATCTATCTTTTGGGGTGGTCATCTGAAGGGACAGTCACAGTGACTCAAGACCAGCCGTTGCCACTAACACTAAATGGCTTGCTGTTGGAGGTAGAAATCTAATGGGTGTTGGACTCCAAGTAGCTGGCTTGATGATGAGCATGAAGGCCGCCAATATGCAGAAGTCTGCATATGAGATGGAGGCTCGTTCTTATGAAGAGCAAAAAGAGATGGCCAAAATTGAAGCTGGTCAGCAAGAAGAGGCAAGAAGGCTTCTTCTTAGAAAGCAGCTTGCGTCTCTTGGTACAAGCATGTCTTCTCAGGGTGTTGCGCTTGGCACAAGCCCAAGTGTATTGGCACTGGGAGACGATGAGAAGAAGCTAGCAAATCAGGACATTGCAAATATAAGGCTTATGGGCCTTGCAAACAGAAGAAAGTATGAATTGAGTGCTGCTGGGTCAAGAGCTGCTGGGAAAGCGGCCGTTCTTGGTGGTTTTGCAAAGACAGCAGCTGGTGCAGCTAGGATTATGAGCGGGTAATGGTTTTTAAGAAAACAGAAGGTCTTTCTACCAGGGTTCGTCCCAATGGTATGCCTAACCTAAGCGGCTATAAAGCTGCTGCCGCTCAGTACGATCAGATATCTGCTCAGATGTACAATCTTGGCGCTGATATGCGTAAGAACGATCTTAATGCCGCAATACTAGAAGCTGAGGCTGCTGGCAGAACTGCTGGTGCTACATATGACAAAGACAAAAATCTTGTTCCCTTAACCAACCTTAGCCTTTCTGATTCTATTGAGAGTCAGGTTTTTGGGTCCAACGAAAAGGAATCTCTAAGAGCGGCATATAAAAAGGCGGCTCTTAGCACATATGCAGCAAGCATTAACCTTGATGCAAGGAATGTTGCGAGAGCAGCCTTGGCTGCTAATCCCTCAGATCCTGATGGGGTTCGTGGTGCATTAGATGGCTACATAGAAAACCTTGGCGTTGAAAACGAGGTTATGGCTTATGTAATGCCTAATATTGTAGCTCAGTTTACTGCGGTAGAAGGGCAAGCCAATGCCGCAATGATTCAAGATGCTAACGAGACTAAAGAGCGAATAATGCTCGAGCATATTGATGATTTGACTGACAGAGTTTCTGTAATTACGGCAAAAGGTTCTGGTGTTGATGACATGGCCGCACAGGGCCATGCTGCTATGATATCAGATCTTAATGGGGAAATTGAGCAAGCCTTTGAAACCCTTGGAACTATTGGATACAAGCCAGACCAAATAGATGCTTTGAGAGAGGCTATTGCTGGCAAGGTGGCAACAAGAGCATCAGTTGCTCACATTGAAAGGTTTTATACATCAACAGGAAGCTTGTCTGCCTCTCTTAAAGAAATTCAAAAACTAGAGAATGATTTTAGTGATGATCCAAATATAGATGGCGGCGCTGTTGCTCAAGAGATGCGTAATCATTTAACTCAGCTTGCCACCATTACGAATGCTGTTGAAAAAGAAAAGAACGACACAGAGCGTGATGTTTATGATGATGCTAGGCTGGCAATAACTCTTGGAAAAATTAGCTCTAAGACTGAAATATTGGCTTTGCCTGTAAATACAGCCCAGAAAGAAACCCTTATAAGTCACTTTAATAGCTATCAATCAAGTCTGGATAATGCTGCGGCATCTTCTAGAGCTGCCGAAAAAGCTGCAAATCTAGAAATGTTTAATACATTTATGATTCCTATCAAAAACCCACAAAACTATTCAGAGTCAGAGCTTCTCGGCAATAGAGCTGGCATTATATCTATGTGGGAAAATGGGAAGCTTCCGGCAGCTAAGTATACAGAGTTTATATCTGCATATCAGAGCGTTTTAGATGCTGAGTTAAAAGAATACAACGAAGACGTTACTGGATCCATGAAGGAAAAAGGCGATTCTTCTATTGCTTTCATTAGGTCAAAGATTGGGCCATCTGGAGATTTTTCTGTTACTGAACAGTGGCTAAATGGTCAGCTAAAGGTTCTGGAAGAAAAGGGCTATGTCGGAACTGGTGATGGCGCAGTTATGACTCGTTCTGCCTATCAGAATATGGTTAATGGATACCTGACTAAAAGAAAGTCTTACATTGAAAAGAATAAAAATCTTTTCCTTGCTAGGGCCGCTGTTGAAAATGGCACCGCAAGTAAAACCCAAATATCTCTTTTGCAAAGCAATGTGAGTGCAAGGTTTATTCCTGACGAAACTGGGTCAATCTGGACCCACTCAGACCCAGAAATTAGGGAGGAAAACTTTGAGATAGCAACTAAATTCTTTCTTAAGTACAAGATCCTTCCTGCTGAGCTTCAGGAGGGTTTGGCAGATCTTAATGGTGCTGCACATCTTTCAGAAGAAGCATTTGTAACAAAGCTTCAGATATTTAATAAGATATTTGAGAGTATTAAAAGAGGCACAGCTGATGGTGGCTCTACTGATCTTGCCATGCCTGAGCTAATTGCTCGTCGTACTATGAAGGAGCACGGCATCAATGTTGGGAATTACGAAATAGCTGCTATCAAGGGCAGGATTGCTTATCGTGACGCAATGGCTACTGCTGGCGACTCAACCAATAGCGTAAGGAGAGTCTTGAATAATCTTGATAATGCTTACCCTGACTTAAGATCTGCAATTAAAGGTGAGTTTAAGGATTCTGTAAGTGGCTCTAATTACGTTGATTCTTTCCTTAACAATACTTTTGAGTATTGGAGAACGAAAGATGCAAGAGAATTAAATATTATTGATAGAATGAGAAGCAGTGGTCCTGCTGGAATGGCTGGTGATATTGATGAAGCTTATATCGGCGATGATCGTTTGATGAGGCTAGTTGAGCTTGATGTTCAAAATCAATTTGCTACAGGCCAAATTGTTGGATACGACAAAGATTCTTTACAGCAAGCCATTAAGAACGCTGTTGTAAATTTGTCCGCTGATGGAAAAGGAAATGGCTTAGTCGGTATAAGTATTGATTCTGATAACAACCCATACTGGGCTGTTTACCCTTGGTATGCCGCTGCTAGAAACTCATTTGGAGATGTACCTGTAGATGATGTTGGCGAAGCTGTTTTCTCTGACATACGCCAAAGAGTTCTTGGCCCTGAGTTTATGATTGGGAAAAGGCAAAAAGACCTATTAGAAGGCGACGGAGTTATCATCCTTAATGCCAACACTGCCGTTGGTGGAGATCAAAGGTACACAGTAAGCGTTGTCGATACAGAAACAAATCAGGCGTACAATATTTTAAATGACTATCGATTTGAGTTTAACTCAAGTATGCAAAACGCCACTTATCAGCTTGCTCTTTCTAGCGTTAAGAATGACAAGATTAGAAGGTTTATGGCGAGCATACCAATGATGAAATCAGTAGTTGTTAGTGGCGCTATGGAAGAGATACAGGAAAATTATGAAGACCTGACAGATCCCAGCACCTTTTCTAGGGTTTTAAACTTTATTGTAGAAAACAATCCCTTTTATGAATTTGAAGAAGGGTTGCAGAGAAGCATGAGTCCTTCTGATAGAGCTGATATGGAGATTCTGTTTAGGTTTATGAATGGTGAGCTGCGAGGTGATTCTGATGTCTATGCTGCCAGAGAGGCTTACGAATGAGCAATATTGATTGGGACTTTATTAGCGCAAGAGAAGGTAAGGGCCGTTTAACAGGATACGTTCCTGATGCAGATGGCTCTGATTCTGGTGTTACAATTGCTACCGGATTTGATCTTGGAGCAAGAAACCTTGCGGATCTTACAGGCCTTCCAAAGACCCTTATTGATAAGCTTACTCCCTATCTTGGCATCAAGGGAGCGCAAGCAGAGGAAGTTGCGGGCAATCTTCTTATTACTGATCCAGAAGCCAAGACTATTGATGAGTTTTCCAAGAAAGATGCTGTAGAAAAGCTGCAAACCAAATGGCAAGCAGCAACTGGCGAATCCTTTGATGATCTCCCTAAGCACAAAGCAACAGTAATCGCATCAGTTGCATTTCAGTATGGTGACTTGCAAAGCGAAACTCCAAACTTCTGGAGACAGGTAACATCTGACGATTGGGATGCTGCTGAGAAGAACCTGAGAAACTTTGGGGACAACTACAAAACCCGACGAAACTTGGAAGCAGATTACTTTATCGGTGGCTTAAGCGAGGATGAACTCGCAGCAAAAAAAAAATTTGAACAAGAATTAAGAAGAGATGTTCAGTACGGTATTCAAGAAGCACAGATCTTTGAAGGCAGAGATCGTGGTGACTTTGAGGATTTGGGCACTGCACCAACAGGCACACAAGAAAAAGATGTAAGGGACTTATCAAATCCTGAACTTGTTAATCTTGTTCAGGGCAAGATAGAAAGTATAAGAAGCGCAGATGATCCTGTAAGCGAGGAGGCTTTTCCCTTAGATCGTCTTGATGATGAGGTTATACCGGCACCTCCTGTTGCAAGCCTTGAGCCTGTAAAGGTGGAGAGTGATGACCTTAACCTTACATCCGTTACAAGACCGTCAGATGTAAAGCCTGAGCCTTTTCAGCCTTATGTTCCCCCGAAGGCAAAGCCAGATGAATCATACGAAGATATGGTCAATCGCCTTATTGATGAGGATTTGGCAAGCGCCGGTCCTGTTGCTGAGACGTTAAAAGCCAATCAATTTGGTGAAGCTGGCATGGCGATGTTTACTGATAATAGTAGTGAGATATGGGGAGCTGCTTTTAGGCAAGTTAATCCTATCGCTGCTGCTGGACGAGTAATTAATGACATGCTTAAGGACATCGATGATGATCCTGATTATGATTTTGCAGGAGATCCTCAACTAAAAGGGAGAGAGGACTCTTGGTGGCGTTTTTATGATTCTAAAAGCGCTGCTGAAACAGCAATGAGGCTTGAAAGGTTTGACCAAGAGCTAGAAGATCAGCAAGTTTTAAGTAGCTCGAACTCAACAGGTGTGGCTATGGGAGCTGCTCTTCTTACGCCAACAAGCGCCCTGCCTCTTGCTCCCTTAAGATACATGGCTGCCCCAGGAATGGTTACTAGGTTTGGCACCGGAGCTGCGTTTAGTGCCGTTCCCATTGCGGCTGAACAGATGGTTTTGGGAGCTGCAAATGAAACACGAACAATTCAAGAGGCTGGCTTAGCAGTCGGCCTTGCTGCTGTTATTAGTGGATCTGCTAATGCGGCATTTGGAAAGTACATAGCTAGATCTACAAAATCTAAATATCTTGCAAAGCAAGCTGATGATGAGCCTTATTATACTGGTGGAGGCAATGCTGGGGCCGCCATGAACCCAGATTCTCCCCTATATCGAGAGAATCTTAGAAAGACACTTGAAGGAGATGCGGCAAAAGAAACTGGTATTGGATTAGAAAAAGCCCCTCTCAATCCAGTATTGAGGATGCTTCAAAGCAATAACCCTCTTGTGCGTGGGATTACCGCTCAGCTTGTTGATATGGGTGGTGTAATGCAGAAGAAGGTTGATGATGGAATTGCTATGGATCAAGGAGTGGAGAAGGTTTTTGCTTCTACATATCTTGGTCCATTAGTGGAATCTTTGAGGGAATCTAATAGGGCATACCTTGCCTATCGGGGTGCTGTTGCACGGCCCAGCGATTCCGGCCAAGCCCTGCAAATTATGGGCTATGCCGTAAAGGATAAATTTAACAGAAGCACTGATTTTATTAGTGAAGCAGAGTTTCGCATCAGGGTAGGCGAAGCTGGGCGTAGGGGTGATGTTGATAAAGTTGGTGACGCAGCAAGTCCGTTTGTTACTCAGGCTGCAAAGCAGGCTAGAGGTGTCTTTAACCTAGTTGTTGATGAGGCTCAAAAGGTTCGTTTCTTTGAAAGCGAAGTGCAGAGAGCAATCGCTTCTGCAAGGGCTGCCGGTGATGATGCCTTGGTCAATACGTTGAAAGAAAGACTGAAGGACCTAAGGGAGAAAGGCGTCACCCTTAATACTGCTGAAAGCTATATACCAAGGCTGTTCAGAATCGATAGGATTGAAGCCAACCCTGACAAATTTAAAATGATTATCAGGCAATACGCTCATGAAAAGCTTGGCCTTCGTGGCGCTGATGCAACTAAGTTTGTTGATGATATCTACGATACCGTAACAAGACAGCGACCTTTCATTCTTGCAGATGAGGCTGTTGAAAACATTGAAGGTGTTGTTGCCCCCGGATCTGCAAAGGCCAGAGAGCTTGAGATTCCTGATGAGGTTCTTGAGGAGTTTCTTGAAAGCGATATCGAGGTTCTGCTTCGTCACCATGTTCGCACTATGGGGATAGACATTGAGCTAACTAAGCGTTTTGGCAGCATGGACATGAAGGGGGCCATCGATCAGATAACTGATGAATGGCAAAAGATGATTGCCGCAGTTAAAGATCCTGCAAAAAAAGATGTCATGCGTAAAGAAATGGCAAACGATCTCAGAGATGTTCGTGCTTTGCGTGACAGGCTAAGAGGTACTTATGGCGCTTCTAAAGATCCTCATGCCATGTCGAGTAGATTTATCAGGGCCATGAAGTCATTCAATGTTGTGACTCTTATGGGGGGAGCTGTCGTATCCTCAGTGCCTGATGTTGTACGAGTTGTAATGGTAGAGGGCTTTCAAAATGCATATGGCAAGGGACTGAAAAGGGCTTTCAAAGACCATGGACAAATAATTAAGAAGTTAAAAGAGCGTGAGTTAAACCAAGCTGGCGTTGCTGCTGATGCAGTTCTTGGACTTAGATCTCAGGCAATGTCTGATGTAGGCGACATATTTGGCAACAGAACTGCAGCAGAAAGATTTTTGAATCAAAGTGCTGCTGTGATGTTTTTTATTAACGGCTTGAATATGTGGAATCAGTTTCTCAAAGAGTTTGCTGGTAACGTAACAACTCTTCGTATGACAGAAGCAATCATGAAGCCTTGGGGCAAACTTCGCAAAGCTGACAAAGAAAAGCTACTCAAGAATGGTATCGATCAGCAAATGCATATGAGGATGCAAATGCTTATCAAAAAACATGGTGAGCAAGTTGACGGAGAATGGCTGCCAAATACTGAGCTTTGGGGGGCTGCTGGACAGACTGAAAGGCTTACTTTTAGAACAGCCTTAAACCAGAACGTAGATAGAATTATCATTACTCCTGGTGCTGGTGATCGTGCATTGTGGACATCAACTGAGTTTGGCTCACTGATGACACAGTTTAAGTCATTTGGTCAGGCAGCAAACATGAGGCTTTTGACTTCTGGGCTACAGGAAAGAGATGGTGCCTTTTGGCAAGGTGCATTCTTACTTGTCGGGGCTGGGGCTATAGTAAATGAAATAAAGAGAATGCAGTATGGAATCGACAAAGATGAGACTTTTGGAGAAAAGCTAGTTAATGCTGTAGATAGATCAGGTTTGCTTGGTTCGTTTATGGACGTAAACAATGTTGTTGAAAAGCTTAGTAATTATGGCTATGGGCTTCGTCCCGCTTTGCTAGAGGATCAAAAGAGGTACATGCCGCCTCAAGCAAAAATAGGATCTATTTTTGGCCCTGCATCAAGTCAGATTATGAATCTTGGTGGCGTTACAAAAGATCTTATGAATGGCAACTTTAACCAAGACACAAAGGATAGCTTGAGGTTTTTGCAACCAATGGGCAATCATCCGGTTATTGACCCTTTGTTGGACAAAATCTATGGACAAGCAAAGTGAATTAACATGACCAAGACAGGAAGGTATAAGTAATTATGGCTACTATATCAATTGCTGATAGTGATGCTCGAGTACAGTACACCCAAGCGGTGACTGCA